AATAGAACTAGGTTAGAAATTGATGCACGAAAATGGAAAGCGTCTAAACTTGCACCTAAGAAGTTTGGCGAAAAGTTAGATGTTACAACTGGAGGTGAAAAAATACAAAATCTACCTCCGTTTATGAAAATGAATGAAAGCCAATCCTAACTTTGATTACTTACACGAAAAACTGCCAAACCAACGGATAACACTTTTGCAAGGTGGTACTCGTTCCGGTAAAACATATGCTACTATCTATTTCTTAATCGACTACTGCTTAATGTATAGCGGTATGGAGATAGATATTTGCCGTGATACATTCACCGCATTAAAGGCTACTGCATGGAAAGACTTTAAAGACGTGCTAATCAGTTGCAATCTTTATAATGACAAAAATCATAATAAGACCGACCATAGTTATTTGCTTAATGGCAATACAATAAACTACTACGGAGCAGATACCCCAGATAAAATTCACGGTCGCTCACGTGATATACTTTGGATTAATGAGGCTCACCAATTCCCGCAAGAAACAATAGACCAACTATTCCCTCGAACACGATACAAGATTATAGCCGATTATAACCCTGCATTAGGTTTAGAACATTGGCTTGACCCGTATATTGAAAAGTACCCTCCAATAATAACAACTTATAAAGACAATCCATTCTTAACTCATGCTCAAATAGAAGATATAGAAAGCAGAAAGAATAATAACTATTGGTGGAAAATATATGGTAGTGGTGAAAGAGCAGACAGGGAAGGGGCAATATTTACCAACTTTGAAATAGGCAACTTTGATACGTCTTTGCCTTATGCTTACGGTCAAGATTATGGTTTTACTATTGACCCTACAACACTTGTTAAGGTTGCAGTAGATGAAAAGAAAAAGATTATCTACTGTGACGAACAGCTTTATTCAACGCAAGGTATGGGGATTGATTCGATATTTAATACCAACTTGAACTTAATTCACAAAAAAAACGATTTGATTATTGCGGATAGTGCCGAGCCTAGATTGATTGATGACTTGAAACGCAAAGGGCTAAACATTCAAGGTTGTGTTAAAGGTCAAGGTTCTGTTAGTGCCGGCATATCTAAAATGCAAGATTACAAGATAGTTATAACTCCAACGTCAAGCAATATTCGTAAAGAGTTGTCTAATTATGTATGGAACGATAAAAAGGCGGGTATTCCCGTTGATGCTTTTAATCACTTAATTGATGCGATACGTTACGCTTTTGATTATCTTGCACGACCGAAACATTCAACAGTACTAAAAAAGAACTCACTAATATGATAACAGCTAAGTTCAACGGTGAAGACGTAAAGATTCCAACTTCATGGTCGGATGTACCTTACAAAAAATACATTTTGTACACTAAAACAGACAATCAAATTGAGCAAGTTAGCATATTGGTAGGTATTGAAAAGGCTAAACTTGAAAAATTAAACAGCGAAAGTTTGGGTGCTATACTTATGGCTATGTCTTTCACCACCGAAGAACCTAGCGCATACATGGCGGAGTTAAATAGTACCGATGTTGGACGGGAAAGTTACGGCAAAATCGAAATGGCAAAGGCTATTTTACTAGGCAATGAAAAACCGATTGATGCGGTGCTACCTATACTGAAATTATACACCGGAATCGACTATGCTGATATGCCAACCGATATTGTTCACCCGTTGGGCGCTTTTTTTTTGCTCAGTTGCATAGCTTTTTCGAGCGATACAAGCGATTAAACGAGTACAAACCAACACCGGCAGAGCAACTTGCCAACGTAGATAGATTTAAAGCATTTGGTGCAAAAATGACTATCAAAGCCATTGGTGAAAAGTATAATAAAACCATGTCGGAGGTTTTGCAATTACAAGCAGAGGAAGTTTATGAGGTGCTTTTAATGGACTTTGAGCAGTCTATGTACCAACGTGACTTAGAAAATGCCTATAAGCAACTAAATAAATAGGGCTAAACTCAATCAAAAGCATAATTATTATGCAATTTTGCGAGTATGTATATCGACTTCATAAATGTATTTAAGACTATTGCGGATGAGATAAACCCAAATGGAACATTTTACCATGGTAGAGTATCTGATGCTAACCTAGCAATCGATAAATTACATTTGCCACAAATACACGTTTATCCATTTAAAGTTGCACCCATAAATAAAAACTATGGTTTGGATAATGCACCGAATATATTATTGGCTTTTATATTTCAAGATTCCCCAAATAGTAGTGATACTGAAAGGGATGCTATCATAAACTTAGCCGATACAATGCAACGGGCGTTTCGGTCAAAGTTAGATGAATTGAATTTAGATTACACTAATTACGAATCTGAGCCTTTTTTTAAACAGTTTAGTGGCGTGACAAGTGGAATGTTTGTTCGTTTTAACATGACATTAAAAGTAACAGCGTGTTAGATGTGCAAGTCATATTGAATAAATGGGGCATTAAATTGACCGAGCAACTTGTGAATGACATTCAGAATAAGTTAATTCAAAGACAAGGTGCAAGGGGTTCTTTTACTTCGCCAGTTAATGCTAGTGGTGCATTAGCGAAGTCGATTAAATATACTATTGACGGCTACCGATTAAAGGTGCAAGGGAACGACTATATCTACTATTTGCAGAATGGACGAAAGCCAGGGGGGAGACCTCCGATAAAAGTTATTCGTCAATGGATAGATGACAAAGGCATTGTACCGGATAAAGGAAGTAAAGATTCTTTGGCTTGGGCTATTGCTAAAAAGATTGAGCAAGAGGGCACAACTATTTATAAAGCCGGTGGCAGTGATTTAGTTAGTGGAATATTTAACGAGGCTTTGCAAAATTCTATTGAAAGTGACTTTGCCAATTTGATAGCAAGTGAAATAAGTAGTGAAATTCTAAATATCGCAGCGTGATTCGTAAAACATACATACCAGTATCAGTTCCACCTAAATGGAGTTCCGTACACCAGCCTATTAGATTTGTGTACGATATGCCTATGGAAGAATGCGTATTGTATAACCATTCAAGTGAGGGTTATTTATCGGTGTGGAGTGGTTTATTTATGGATTTAGATGTGCCGGTTACCGTTGGTGGATTGGTATTTATTACAACTGGTACATATAAAGGCTACCATGTAGTTAAAAAAATACTAGGGTATGGATATAGTGGTCTTGTTAAAATGAGTGTGCTATTCCAAACTGAAACGCTATACACCACTTCAACGGGTTCAACGATATTCGATATTAAACTAGCAACACCTCCAGTATGGAATATCTATGCCGGCTATCAAGATAGTGAAATAAGTTCACCAAATCCATTTCCATATACTAAGGTTTCAGAAATACAGCCTGAGGGTAATGGTGACGGTTTAATTGAATTTAATTGTAGCGGTTATGTTCAAAGTGCAATGAATGAGTTAAGCCCACCTACTGAGGGAACAACCGGAATGAGTGTAGACTATTCACTTTTTATGCCTTACCGGATATGTACACCGGTTTCATTCGATGCGATTTACTTTGCATTGAATAGCGGTATAGATACCGATATTTTAAATAGTGAATATGTTGGCGTGGATAAGCCGTTAAATTCACGACCTATTGATTTTGGATGCGGTACAACGTGGCTAACTTATATTGAAGACGAGCAAGTTATTACATACAGACAAACAAATTAATATTATGGCAATTAAATCAAAAGGGGCGTTAAAAGAAGGTTTTAATACAGACTTTCAAAACGAAAGTACATATGATGCGGAGACGCTACGCAATGCGCTTCGTGATATTGTGGATTCGTATAAAGACGAGGTGCAAACATTAACACAGGACGAAATAGATGCAATAGGTTCACCGCAACTTAAACAGCTTGTTTATAACAGCGATTTAGGTGAGTTGCAAATATACTTAGGCGGTTGGGCTACTATATTAACAGCTAAGACGGCAACACGAACGGATGAACTTTACTATACTTTCTCAGTTACATTCGATGGGGAAACAGGAACGGGCGCTGAGGGCGCAATTACTTTGCCTCAAATGTTCGTGCCTAGTTCTTTCGTATGCTACCAAACTATATGGAGCGCAACGGGTATGGGTTTAGGCGCTGAGGTTATCGCATTTGGTGTTGCTACCGATGCTGTAAATAATATTTTCAGTAAAGACTTAGACGAGATTGACGAAGAAAATACAAAGGTAGATACACCAACTGGCAACCTAGCGAAAACTACAATGCAACGGTTAATAGTTGGTAGTGTTACCGGTGGTGACGTAACACAAGGTACTTTAACAATAACAGCTAAATTCATTCGAGTGTGAGAATAGTGTATAAAGTCTATAATGTTTGCGATAGTGATAGCGCAGTATTTCAATATTTCGATGATAATGTAAAGAACTTTACTGTATTATCGGTAAATGGATTATGGACTGCACCTAATACCTACTCAGCTACACCAGATTGGTTTACTTCATATAACGATGGATTTGGTAATTATAGCAGTTGGCTATTTGTGCCTTCGGCTGTACCTACCGGAACTTTCCCAATTTCATTTAGTGGAACGGACGGGAACGAGTATTTAATTGTCATCACTAAGACGGCAACTTGTACCGATTATTCATTTGCCAATAAGTGTTGCGATTCAACAAATATTGTTTGGGTTAATACTTTAGGCGGTTACGAAAACTATATTTTCGGAGGCATAAGAAAGGTTTTAGAGTTAAACGAGGGTGACAGCGATACGTTTAAAACGCAAGATTTAACCATTAAAAACTCGCAACTAAAAAACGTTTACGACACGGTTATTGTGAACACGGGAAAAGTTCCGTTAAGTCACTTGGAGAAACTGAAAAGCCTACGCAATTCAATACAAGCATGGTATTATAACGAAAACTTACCGGCTTACTATGAATGGAGTAGCCGATTCACACCGATTATTTTAGATAGGGAAGGAATGATTTTAAGCGATACCAAAGAAAAGATTATTGAAAGGTCGGTAAGATTCAGAATAGCGAAAGAAATTAATATCCAAAGTCAATGATAAGACTAGTAATCAATGGGCGTGATGCAGATGTTCTACAAACGGAAACTATTGTAGGGGAGTATGCTATTGCGCCTATTGGTGACATTTCTAAACGTGTCGGGGCTAGGTCGATTCAGTTCAAATTGCCAAAGACGGCCAACAATAAAGCCATTTTTGAAAGTAGCGAGATACCTACTTCAACATCAAAGATACCTTACCGTAACTTACCATGCAGAATATACGTTGATGGCGTTGACATGAATATGCAGTTTTGCATTTTAGAAAGCGTTGATGAAAACTACAACATACGGATGTACGGGGGCAACAGCGTTTTATTTGATTGGCTAAAGGGTAGGAAGTTAGCGGATTTGAATTTACGGCATTTGAATCACCATTGGGACGTTGATTATATTAATCAGATAACAGATAAAGATTATCCAGTTAAATATCCAATAATAGACTTTAATAGTGATTCACCAAATAGTGCAATAGATGAAACTCACGACCGGGCATGGATGGGAACAATGTTGCCATGTATCTACGAACACTATTTAATTGAAAAGTGCATTAACGAAGCTGGGTACTCGCTCGATAATGAAACAGCAAACTCGTTAATGTTTGTTGATAACGTACCGGCAGTTTCGCTTGGTAGTAAGAAATACGAACGTGACGAAGATTTTGATAGGTTAATTGGAAAGTTTGCAATGGCACCTTTTTCTGGTAGCCCAACGGGTTTACTTTGGAATGCTAATAGTATAATTTCGCAAAACCAAGTTTATTGGGAGGCGTTTTTTAATTCCAATCTAAGCTATGGGGGTGCTTTTTGTATGCCCGATGCCGTTAAAGTAAAGGTTAGATTAATAGCCGACTTACAAAACGGAGTAGCAGATGAAACAGTTTACATCGATGTGTTTTCTACATTTAACGGTTCGTATAGTTTAGTAACAACTTATGCCTTTTTAGTTCCGGTAGCTGGTCAATTAGTTGACGAAACAATAGAATTGGATTGTAAATATCCAGATGTTGGGCTAGGTTTTATTCGATTTGGGTATGAGGTTCGAAGTATATCGGCATCAAACGTTTATTGTTACGATGCAACACTTGAAATACTTGAGGCTAATAAGTTAGAAGACGAGAACGAAGATTTATTTAAACCGATTGGTTACAGAAAGCCATTTGTTGCTGGTATTTATGACTATGTTACAGTGGCTAATAACTTACCGGATTTTACACAAGCTGAGTTTATTAAGCAGTATATGATTAGGACAAACTCTATTTGTACAATAGACGAGCGAAACAAAGTGTTTACCATTGTGCCGTATAAAAAGTTAAAGGATAATATAGGACTTGCAACCGACTGGAGCGGTAAACTTGACTTTACAAATAAGCCAAAGACTGAGTTTAAACTTGATTACGCACAAAATAATTACCTTAAATATAAAGATGATACTAAAGTAGTAAAGCCAGTAGGAACGGATAAAACTTTCACTATTGATGATAGCACTTTAGAATACGAAAAAACTATTATTCAGTTGACTTATTCGGCTTGTGAAACGGTTAAGCGAGTTAATAGAAACATTGCAAACATAAAGGTATTTGAGGCATTAGAATTTAAAGACCCATCAACTCCTAGAATAGTTTTAATTCGGTTTGAGGACTTTACATTTATTTATAGACAAAACGATGTAAATAATGTCGATGCAGTCACATTAACAACAGACGTTCCCATCGGTTTTTTCATCGACACCACACAAGAATACTCAAACGGTTTTGATAACGATTTGTTCAATCAATTCTTTTTATTCATTACCGGAGTTATAGATTACGCTAAGATTATCGAGTGCGAAATGCGATTGACTACTTTAGACATAGCCAACTTCGAACCGTTAAAGCCCGTCTACATTC